AATTACGTTATAACTGATGTTCGTTTTTCAAATGAAATTAATTGGATACACAAAAATGGTGGAATCGTAATTGAAATTCAACGTGAAGAAAACCCAGAATGGTATAAAACTCTATATACTATTAAAGAGCCTAATTTAAGAAAAATATGTATGCATGAACGCAATATTCATGAATCTGAATGGGCGTGGGTTGGTCAAGATATTGATTATACAGTGACAAATAATACAACAAAAGAAGAATTACGAGATAATTTGATGAAACTATTGACAAATTATCTCAATAAGAGTAATATACAATATGATCTATACAATGGAGAAATAAATGAAATTATCAAATGATACATTAACTGTATTGAAAAACTTTTCTGAGATTAATAGCGGATTGCAGTTTAAGAAAGGTAAAACAATTAGAACCATTTCAACTGCACGATCAATTATGGCAGAAGCAGTAGTCAATGATGAATTTCCACAAGATTTTTGTGTTCATGATTTAAATAATTTTCTTGCCGTACATTCAATTTCAAAAGATACTGAAGTTAACTTTACAGATTCTAATATTATTTTTAATGGTAATAGAAGTGTAACACGATATCGAATGACAGAGAAGAAACAAATCGTTACTCCTCCAGAAAAAAATATCGTTATTGGTACTCCTGATGTTTCTTTTGATTTATCTAAGGATGACTATGCCTCAATTTTAAAGATTGTAAGCGTACTTTCTTCACCAAATATTGCTATCCAATCTGAAGGCGATACAATTGATATCATTGCATTTGACTTTTCAGATGATTCTGCTAATGTAAATTCTACTAAAATAGCAGAAGGAAATGGTAAAAAATTCAAAATTATATTTAAAACAGAAAATATTAAAATGCTTCCCGGTTCATATACTGTTCAAATTTCTTTTAAAGGTTTTGTTCATTTTAAGAACACAAATGGGACAATTGAATATTGGGTTGCATCTGAAAAAGATTCAGTAACTGGAGAATAATATGCTATTGATTTTTACAGAATTTCAAACAGGAAATTCTATTGCAATTAATCCTAAAAATGTTGTTTGTACGTTTGTTGGTAAAGACCCAAAATCTCAAGAAGATACAACATTTATTAATTTGACTAATGGCAATATTGCTGTTAGTGAAGATTATTTGACTGTTGTTGGTAGAATTAACGGATCACTTCAATGAAAACCGAACAAGAAAACTTGGAATTTGAACAAAAACAAAAATTAATTGCACAAATACATTCCAATTTGGTTGATAGTATTGGAATACCAAAAAATGATAAAGAAAAACAATTAATTGAATCTTCAGAAAAAGATATGATTAAAGCAATGCAGAATCTTGTTTTTGAATATATTGGTTCTGAGTTTCATCAAATTATGAAGGATAAAGAATAATGGCCGTTCAAACACTATTTGGTAATTTTAATGATGATCAACTGAAAACTCTTAAAAATTCAGTTGATGAAATGATTACTGTATTATATAAGATTGATGCAAATAAAACTGAAATGAAAGATATTTTAGATACAACTTATGATGCATTAAAGATTCCTAAAAAAATTCTACGTAAGATGGTTAAAGTTCAGTATAATCAATCTTTTCAAACAGAAGTGGCAGAGTCAAAAGAATTTGAAGCATTATTTGAAGGAATTACTGAAGTAAAATAATTGTGTAGTTATTTGAGTAGTTTTATATTATGGAGATTTTATGAGTATGTCAGAACATGTCCTCTGGTGTGAAAAGTATCGTCCAAAACAGGTAGAGGATTGTATTTTACCTGATTCAATTAAAGCAACATTTCAAGAATACGTTAATAAAAAAGAAATTCCAAATCTTCTTCTTTCTGGTTCTGCAGGTGTAGGTAAAACTACTATTGCAAAAGCATTGTGTCTACAAGTTAATTGTGATTACATGTTTTTTCCTGCATCTGAAGAACGTGGTATTGATTTAATGCGAGTTAAGATTAAAAATTATGCATCGACTATAAGTTTTCAAGGTGGTCGTAAAGTAATCATTCTTGACGAAGCAGATAATCTTACTCCTGATGCTCAAAAAGCATTAAGAAGTATGATGGAAGAAGTTTCGAATAATTGTTCTTTCATTTTTACTTGTAATTACAAGAATCGTATTATTGAACCAATCCATTCTCGCTGTTCTGTTGTTGATTTTAAAATCAATGGGGCAAAAGCTAAGATGGCTGGTCAATTCTTTAAACGTGTTGAGTGGATTCTAGAACAAGAAAAAATTGAATACGATAAAGACGTTGTTGCTGCTGTTATAATTAAACACTTTCCCGATAATCGTAGGATTCTAAACGAACTTCAACGATATTCTGTTTCTGGTGTTATTGATAAAGGCATTCTTGCTAGTGTGTCAGATATTCAACTTAGTGAATTAATCAAATCATTAAAAGATAAAGATTTTGCTGGTGCTCGTAAATGGGTAACAAATAATCTAGATAATGATCCTACAAGAATTTTTCGTACATTGTATGATGGTCTTTACGAAAAATTAAAACCAAACTCTGTTCCTCAACTTGTATTGATTCTAGCAAGATATCAATATCAAGCGGCTTTTGTGGCAGATCATGAAATAAATCTAATGGCTTGCTTGACAGAGATTATGGTTGAAGGTGAATTTAAATGAAAAAACTTTCTAAAGAACAAATGGCAGATGCCTTAGGAACAGTTGGTGAAAAACTAGCAGCTAATTATTTTGCCAAAAATGGATTCAATGTAGAGATATCGCCATTTAAGTATGATAGTCAAAAAGACATGACAATTGATAATAAAAAAGTTGAAGTAAAGACACAAGCACCATTTATTAAATTCAACTCTTTTACTATTCGTCCTAACCAATTACAAAAATGTAAAACTGTAGATTGTTTGATTTTTGTTGTAGCACCACATCCAAAATATAAACACTTTTCTGATGGAGGTATTTATCAAGTACTATTTAAAAAATGCATTTATACTAATTGGATTGATAAATCAGGTACGCCTAGAATTTTAATTTCTATTAATCAAGATGCTGTTAAGAAATTATTTCAAGTTACTGAAGATGAAGCGAATGAATTAACAAAATACGTTTATACAGGTTATTGATATGGCTGACCTGTTTAAAGATGTTATCCCATCAATTCTACAAACCAAAAAAAATGTACTAAAAGATGAAACAGATATAAAAGAATATGTTCCATTTGTTGTAAATCGTGCCCTATCTTATCATGATGGTTGTATTTTATATGCAAATCAAATGAATATGCATAACCAACTGGATAAAGATATGCAATATTCCTATCTTCTAAATAGTATTAGGCCTATGAAACGGAAATTTAAACCGTGGCAGAAGTCTGAGTTAGATAAGAATATTCAATGCATCAAAGATTATTTTGGTTACTCAAATGAAAAGGCCAGAGATGTGTTGCGTATATTAAGTGATATACAAATCGCTGAAATAAAAGCAAAAACAGATAAAGGCGGGGTGACAAAAACATGATATCAATAGCAGATTTAGTTGAAGTTACATTATATGAAAAAGATGATTTTCTTAAAGTTCGTGAAACATTAACACGTATCGGTGTTGCATCTAAAAAAGATAAAACACTATTTCAAAGTTGTCATATTCTCCATAAACAAGGAAAATACTACATAACCCACTTTAAAGAACTTTTTGCTCTTGATGGAAAACCTACTGACATTTCAGATAATGATTTGTCACGCAGAAATGCAATTGCTAAATTATTGCATGAGTGGGAATTGATTACCATTGTTAATGAGGAACAAATTGAAAATCCACCGCCAATATATCTTTCTCAAATAAAAATATTATCACATAAAGAGAAAGATGATTGGCAATTGGTACCCAAGTACAATATAGGAAAACGATCAAATAATACATGAAACTAATGTTTTTTGTTGCATAAAAACAACATACTTATGTAATATTGTCGATATTCATTGACATACGCTATGTCGATGCGTATAATAGTAGTATACAGTGATTATTTTATGGTGCTATCGTGAAACAATTAAAAAACCCAAAATTAACTTTGGTAAAAAATAAGTTTAATCAAGACTTATTATATACTTCTCCTGAATGGCCAACAAAAGAAATTGACGGTGTTCAATTCATCTCTGTCAAAATTCGTCCTCAAGATCCCTATCTAAAACTAATGCGTAAAGATCAAATTGAAAGGATTAAACAATGAGCAAACTTGACGAAGCAGTACGACAACGTAGGTACTTTGATGTTAGTAGTGCATTAGATATTAAATTAGTTAAAAGTTTTTTTATTAAATCTGCTTGGGGAAATACTGGTTGTCCATTTCTTTTAGAAGAACCTTTTACAAATATTCCAGATATGATTCGTTATAAAATTACCAATGTTTTTTTAGGAATTGAAAATGACAAAGAAACTGTACCTAGTTGAAACTATTTCCATGTTTCGTCAACGTTATGTTGTGGAAGCCAAAGAAGAATCTGATGCACTAGATGAAGTTGTAGTGAATGCTAGTTCATATAAAGATGGTTGGCAGGAGTTTTCACAAAAACATCTAGATGAAGTTATTACATCTTCTCGTGAAATTTCAAAAGAAGAATATTTGAAACTTTATAATCAAGACAATGATTATGTAACGGCTTGGTCTGATGATATGAAATTTCGTTATATAAACAAAATTGACTATAAAGATTAACCTGGCGTTCGTATAGTGGATAATACAGTAGGTTTCTACCCTTCTAACGGGAGTTCGATTCTCTCACGCCGGACCAAAGGAATATTATGTTAGAATGTTTGATTGTAGGTGATAGCATTGCAGTAGGCGCAAAGATGTATATGCCTCAATGTCAATTGCAAGGCAAAGGTGGTATCAATACTTGGCAATTTAATAAAATGTATCCTGGTAGTTTTTATGCGGATACTGTTATTATCAGTCTTGGTTCAAACGATCACAAAGGTGTTAAAACCTATGATGAATTGTTTGAAATGCGCCAACGTGTTGGTGCTAAAAATGTTTATTGGATTTTACCTGCTGGTAATTTAAAAGCAAGTGGGGTTCCTATTGAAAATATACAAAAGATTGTTACTGAAATAGCATTATATTATCGTGACATGGTATTAGTTATACCTGAATTGTCACCAGATAAAATTCACCCCACTGGTAAGGGATATAAAATTTTATCGGAACAAATAAATTAAAAGTAAATGCTCCTCTAGCTCATCGGTTAGAGCAGGAAACTCTTTTTATATAAATATGAATATATAATAGGAGAATGCCATGTTAATTTGTAAATTTTGTAATAAAGAATGTAAAAATAATAATTCTTTTAAAAATCATGAAAGATGTTGTGCAAAAAATGAAAATAGAATTTATAAAAATGGTATGTTGGGTAAACAAGGAGGTAATCAATTTACTAAAGCCAAACAACTAGGATTGCCTACACCTATTGTGAAAAAAGAAACAATAGTAAAAAATATTGAATCCAGAAGAAAAAATGGAACTTTAAAAAGAACAGAAAAACAAAAAAATAATACATCAATCGCTATGAAAAAAGCAGTGGAAAAATATCCAGAAAGTTATACATCATCTAATAGAGGAAGAACTAAACAAATTATTGTAGATGGTATTAAATTACAAGGTAAATGGGAAGTTGATTTTTATTTGTGGGCTAAAAATAATGATTTGAATCCACAAAGACCAACAAAATCTTTTAAATATGAGTGGAATGGAATTAGAACTTATCATCCAGATTTTTATATCGAGTCACTAGATTTATATATTGAAGTGAAAGGATATGAAACTGATAGAGATAAAGCAAAGTGGTTGCATTTTCCTGAAAGATTATGTATAATTAAAAAGAAAGAGATAGAAGATATTAGAAAAGGTTGTTTTAGTGGGCCTATAGCTCAGTCTGGTAGCAGCAATCGTCTCATAAACGATAGGTCATGGGTTCAAATCCCGTTGGGCCTACCAAAACATACTTTTACCTCGCAAGACAAAATTAAATGAGAATATTATGAAACAAAAATTTATTGATGCTTACATGGATACAGCAAAAAGATTTGCTCAATTATCCACAGCCAGACGTTTAAAAGTTGGTGCTATCATTGTAAAAGATGATCGTATCATTTCCATTGGATATAATGGAACGCCTCCTGGTTGGCATAATGATTGTGAGTATTGGGTTGAAGATGGTGATTTGGGTTCTGGTTGGAAAACTAGACCAGAAGTAATTCATGCAGAAGCAAATTGTATGGCTAAATTGGCAAAAAGCACAGAATCTGGTAAAGATGCCACAATGTTTCTGACTCATGCTCCGTGTATGGATTGTGCTAAACAGATATTTACGGCTGGTATAAATAAAGTGTACTATCGTGAACAGTATCGTTCTACCGATGGAATAGAGTTCCTAAAAAAATGTAACGTAAAGGTAGAACAATGTCAAACTGGGGATATCATTTAGTTCTTGATGTACAAGAATGTCAAAAAGGTAAAGCAAGTGATCCATTATATATTACCAAATTTATAAAAGAATTAGTAGTGAAAATAGATATGATTGCATTTGGCGAACCACAACTGATTCACTTTGCTAATGGTACAGAAAAAGCAGGATGGACAGTTATTCAATTAATTGAAACATCAAGTATTGTAGGACATTTCTTAGATCGTTCTGGTGATCTTTATTTGGATATTTTTAGTTGTAAAAACTTTGACGAAAGTGTAGTTAAAACACTTATTAAAGAATATTTTAATCCAGTCAACATACATTCAAGATTTTTAAACAGACAAGCATAAAGGGTATTTAATGTTTATTGAAGTTATAAATTGTAAGGATGATAAACTGACTGAATATATACATAAAGCTATTATATTTTATGGTGAACTTCTTATCTCTAAAATGATGTTAAAAAACATTAATATAGAAGTTATATTTGATAATGATTTAAATGTTTTAGGTGGAGTAACAGTAGAAGAATATAATAAAGCAAAAAAAGCAAGAGGTTTTCTAATTGAAATAAGTGGTAAATTAGGTGCAAAAAGCGTATTACAAACTCTAGCGCATGAAATGGTACACGTTAAACAACATGCATATGGTGAAATTACAGAAAAATTGAATACATGGAAAGGAAAATATGTTAATTGTAAAAAAGTTGATTACTATAACCATCCATGGGAAATAGAAGCATATGGAAGAGAACAAGGCTTATTCTGTAAATTTGTAGTTAAAGAGAGTTTATGGGAAATTATAGAAAATATAGGAATACCAGACACAGCACCAAAAAAAGAGAAAATGGGTTGGAAAGTATTATAGATTAAATTTTAGGAGATTGTATGCCAGCAGTATTTCTTGTTAGCGACACACACTTCGGCCATGCCGGCGTTTGTCGTTTTACACACGGCGATACAGGTGTGAAGATTAGACCATGGACAGATCCAGATGAAATGGATGAAGCGATGGTCAAACTTTGGAACGAAAGAGTAGGAAAGAACGATAAAGTATATCACCTCGGTGACGTAGTGATTAATCGTAAAGCTCTTGGTATTATGCGTAGACTTAACGGTGATAAAGTTCTTATTCGTGGTAACCATGATATTTTTCGTGATGATGAATACCGCGAACATTTCAGAGAGCTTCGTGCTTATCATGTAATGAACGGAATGATTCTTTCACATATTCCACTTCATCCAGAAAATCTTGGAAGATTTGGTGTAAACATTCATGGACACCTCCATACGAATCGTGTTATGAAAGCGAAAGGTATTAATTATCCTACTGGAGAAATTATCTATAGCGAAACGGATATTGATCCACGTTATCATTGTGTATGCGTTGAACAAACTGACTTTACACCGATTCTTTTTGAAGATGTAATTAAGAGAATTGAAGCACAAGGCGGTAAGGTAGGTTTTAGTAACGGAAATGGGTAGATGTCTGAGTGGTTTAAGGTAGCTGACTTGAAATCAGCCGTGTGTCAAAGCACCGTGGGTTCGAATCCTACTCTACCCGCCATTATTAAAAGTGTGATGGTTTGTCCGAGAAGTTAGGTAACAGTCTGCAAAACTGTCAAGATGAGAGCATTACTCATACCAATCTCCAGTATTTAAACACACTTTATTCAATAAAAGTTAATATATCACTTGATTTTAAATATTAAGTGATATATACTATCTAGATAGTCCCCAGTAGCTCAGTTGGTAGAGCAAAACACTGTTAATGTTTGGGTCATTGGTTCAAGTCCAGTCTGGGGAGCCAATATTAATGTAATATAATTTATGGAGATTTAATATGGAAGTTATTGCATTGAAGTTAGTTACGGGTGAAGATGTTTTAGGTGAGCTTGAAGCTGAAACAGAACTTGTTGTAGTATTATCTAATCCAGTTGGTATTGCTGTCGTTCGTGGTAAAGACGGTACACCAAATATCGGATTCTCGCCGTTCCCTATCCATGCGGAACAAAAAAGAGATTCATCTATTGTAATTCATAATAAACACGTTGTTTATCATTATGTACCAGCTGAAGATTTTATTACAAATTATAAAAACATCTTTGGTTCAGGTATTGTTCTTCCATCAACAAAACAAATTATTACGAGTTAAATGTCTTCTTTCTATTGTAATGTACAGTCTTTCGGTAATAGCATTTTATACCGCGGAGTTATTGATGGCAAACGTGTAAAGCAGAAGATTAATTATTCACCTTCTCTTTACATACCTTCTAAAAAAACCACACAATTTACCTCACTCGATGGTGAATATCTAGATAAAAAAGTTTTTGATTCAATTCGTGATGCAAAAGATTATATAAAACAATTCGATTCGGTACACAACTCAAAAGTATACGGCAACAATCGTTTTGAGTATGCTTATATTGCTGATCAATATAAAGAAATGATTGACTGGGATAAAGATAAAATCCTTACAGCAGTTATTGATATTGAAGTTGGATCTGAAAATGGATTCCCTAATCCATATCTTGCTAATGAACCAATCACAGCTATTTGTCTAAAATATATCAATGGTCGGACATTTGTATTTGGATGCGGTAACTATGAAACACAAGGTGATGAAACATATGTAAAATGTGAAGATGAATGGACATTATGTAAAAAGTTTATGCAATTGTGGGCAAATAATTGTCCAGATATAATTACTGGTTGGAATACAAAATTTTTTGATATTCCTTATATAATCAATAGATTTCGTAAACTTCTAGGCGAAGATGAAACAAAAAGATTATCTCCATGGAATTATATAGGTGAACGTAAAACTAATGTACAGGGTCGTGAATTAATTGCATATGATATGATGGGTATATCATCACTTGATTACATGGAAATGTACAAATGGTTTGCACCTGGTGGTAAATCACAAGAATCTTATTCTCTTAATAGCATTGCTAATGTAGAACTAGGTGAAAGTAAAATCTCGTATGATGAATATGATAATTTACACACTTTGTATAGATTAAATCATCAGAAATTTATAGAATACAATATTCGTGATGTTGAGTTAATTGTTAAGTTGGACGATAAACTAAAACTGATTGATCTTGCAATGACTCTTGCGTATGATACAAAGACTAATTTTGAAGATGTATTTGCACAAACTCGGATGTGGGATTCTCTAACATACTCCTATCTTCTTAATAAAAACATTATTATTCCACCAAAAGAGAGTCAAAGTAAAAGTGAAGCATTTGAAGGTGCATATGTTAAAGATGTCCAAGTTGGTATGCATAATTGGGTTGCATCTTTTGACCTAAATTCCCTTTATCCACATTTAATGATGCAGTATTGTATTTCACCAGAGACACTAATTGAACCTAAAGATTATTCAGAAGAAATGAGAAAAATTATATCTTCAGGTGTTACTGTTGAAAAGTTGTTAAATAAAGAAGTAGATACATCTGGCTTAGTTACAGCAACTCTTACGCCTAATGGTCAATTCTTTCGGACAGATAAAAAAGGGTTTCTTCCTTTAATGATGGAAGAAATGTATGAAGATCGTAAGAAATTTAAGAAGTTAATGTTACAAGCAAAGCAAGAATATGAGAATGAAACGGATGATTCTAAAAAGTATGAAATTGAAAAAAGAATATCACGTTATGATAATCTCCAGACAGCTAAAAAGTTATCATTAAACTCAGCATATGGTGCTCTAGGCTCTCAGTATTTCCGCTTCTATGATCTACGTATGGCAATGGCGGTAACGCTTGCAGGACAGCTTTCCATTCGTTGGATTGCTAACAAATTGAACCAGTATATGAATAAGATCAATAAATCAGAGAATGTTGATTTTGTTATTGCATCAGATACAGATTCAATTTATTTAAGACTCGATGAACTTGTTAATAAATTTATTAATAGTGTTAAATTAAAAGACAAACAATATGTAATAAATTTTATGGATAAAGTTTGCGAAGAAAAACTTCAACCATTCATTGATAAGAGTTATCAAGAACTTGCAGATTACGTTAAAGCACCTCAGCAGAAGATGCAGATGAAACGTGAAGCACTTGCAGATAAGGGTATCTGGACGGCAAAGAAACGATATATTCTTAATGTATATAATAATGAAGGTATTTCGTATAAAGAACCACATATGAAAGTGATGGGCCTTGAAATGGTTAAATCTTCTACACCATTTGCGATTCGTAATAAGATGAAAGAATCAATTAAAATTATGATGCAAGGCACTGAAGAAGATATACATTTGTTTATTAGCCAGTTTAAGAAAGAGTTTATCCATTTACCAGTTGAAGATATTTCTTTTCCACGTGGATTAAATGGTCTTTTAAAATATACAGATTCATTAAATTTATATAAACCAGGAACACCAATTCATGTCAAAGGTGCAATACTTTATAACCATTATTTGAAAAAATATGATTTAACAAAAAAGTATCCTTTAATTCAAGAAGGTGAAAAAGTTAAATTTACTTATCTTAAAATGCCTAATGATTTTAAAGAAAGTGTTATTTCATATCCAGGTAGATTACCAAAAGAGTTTATGCTACAAGATTCGATTGATTATGAAATGCAATTTACAAAAGCATTCATTGATCCAATTGATATCATTTTGAAATGTATTGGTTGGTCATCAAAAAAAGTTTCATCTCTAGATTCATTTTTTTGCTGATGATGGTGGTTTGACAAATTTATTTTTAGACACCAGTTGTAATTTACAATGAAGAAGTGTATAATATAGTTTAAACAAATCAATTTTAAGCTACAGATAATTAAAGGTGGAATTTTATGAGTTTTCTTGAAAAGATTAAAAAGAATAGCAGTATTAAAGAATCTTCTATTCTATCGAAATCTAAATTCTTTACTACTAAAGATATGATTTCAACTTCAGTACCAATCATTAATGTTGCATTAAGCGGTAAATTAGACGGTGGTTTAACTCCAGGTCTTACCATGTGGGCAGGACCTTCTAAACATTTTAAGACTGCATTTTCATTGTTGATGGCAAAATCCTATTTGGACAAATATCCTGATGCTGCACTTTTATTTTATGATTCAGAATTTGGTACTCCGCAATCTTATTTCAATTCTTTTGGAATCGATCCTGATAGGGTTCTGCATACACCACTTATGGATATCGAACAGTTAAAACACGATATAATGTGTCAATTAACAAAACTAGAACGTGATGATAAAGTGATCATTATTATTGATTCCATTGGAAATCTTGCATCAAAGAAAGAAGTTGAAGATGCTATTGATGGTAAATCTGTTGCTGATATGTCAAGGGCAAAACAAATCAAATCACTATTTCGAATGGTAACTCCACATTTATCAATAAAAGATATTCCTATGGTTGTTGTTAATCATACATATAAAACTATGGAACTGTACTCAAAAGATGTAGTTGGTGGAGGCACAGGTTCATATTATTCAGCCGACAATATTTTCATTCTTGGTAGACAGCAAGATAAAGAAGGAACTGAAGTTGTTGGATATAATTTTATTATCAATGTAGAAAAATCAAGATATGTTAAAGAAAAATCTAAAATTCCTGTATCGGTATCTTTTGATGGCGGCATCAGTCGTTGGTCAGGGCTGCTTGATATCGCTATTGAGTCTGGTCACGTTATTAAACCTACTATGGGCTGGTATTCTAAGGTTGATTTCGAAACTGGTGAAGTAGAAGATAAAAAGTATCGTGAAAAAGATACAGATACAAAAGACTTCTGGTTGTCAATTATAACAAATAAAACATTTCAAAAGTTTGTCGAAGACAAATATTCAGTAGCAAATGGTGCTATAATGCAAGACGGTGAGGAGAATTTATTTGGAGAAGAAAATGGTTGAAGGAATTGATTATTGTTTTATATATCCAAAAGATGATGCAACACTTACACATGTTAAATTGCTGGTAGGTCCTTATAAAGGAACTCTTTTCAAATACGGTAAAGTAAAAATTTTTGAAGAAAATGGACAAGGACATTTAGTTTTTGCATATGATGTTTTGGAGTCTGAAGTAAGTAAACCAAAAAAGTTAGAGAAAGATGAGGGTTTTAAAAATTACATTGGCGATTTATTGGTTGAAATTATGTCACTTAATATTGAGGAAGAAATAGTTGATGAAACGATTGGAACAAACGATATTGAAGACGTTGATTTTCGATGATAATTATTTACGAAAAGTAATTCCATTTATCAGACCAGAATATTTTACAGATAAAACAGAACAAATACTTTTTAATGAGATAACAGCATTCACAACAATTTATAACTCTGCACCGTCAATTGAGGCAATTAATATTTCCATCAAGGAAAAGAATAATCTTACAGACGATGACTTGAATAAGTTAGAAAGTTATGTTACAGAAATTGAAAATAATAAAGAAACAAGTTCAGAAATTCAATGGCTTATTGATAAAACAGAAAAGTTTTGCCAAGAGAGAGCAATTTATAATGCAGTATTGTCATCTATTTCTATTCTTGATGGAAAAGATAAAACAAATGAAAAAGGACAGATCCCCAAGATTCTATCTGATGCATTAGCAATAAGTTTCGATACATCTGTTGGCCATGACTATTTTCAGGATTCTGAAGAACGTTATGAATTTTATCATAAAAAAGAAGAGCGTATACCTTTTGATTTGGAATACCTTAATAAGATAACAAAAGGTGGAGTGCCAAGAAAAACATTAAATATTATTCTAGCTGGTCCATACACTGGCAAATCACTTTTTATGTGTCATATGGCAGCAAATGCAATGACACTAGGTAAAAATGTATTATACATTACTATGGAAATGGCTGAAGAAAGAATTGCAGAACGTATTGATGCCAATTTACTTAATGTTACACTTGAAGAGTTGATGGAGTTAACTAAATCGATGTATGATAAAAAAGTAAACAGAGTAAAAGAAAAGACTATTGGTAAATTAATCATTAAAGAATATCCAACTGCATCGGCATCAACTATGCATTTCAAAACATTATTAAATGAATTAAATTTGAAAAAGAACTTTATTCCTGATGTTATATTCATTGATTATTTGAATATTTGTTGCTCTTCTAGAATTAAATTGGGTGCATCTGTAAATACTTATTCCTATGTCAAATCTATAGCTGAAGAAGTTCGTGGATTGGCAATTGAATTTAATGTGCCTATTTGGAGTGCAACACAAACAACTAGAAGTGGTTCAAATAGTTCAGATTTGGATATGACTGATATTTCTGAAAGTTTTGGTGTAGCAGCAACATGTGATTTTATGATTGGACTAATTAATAGTGAAGAACTTGAGCAACTTGGACAAATTATGGTTAAACAATTAAAGAATCGTTATGCTGATCCAACACACTATAAAAGATTTACTGTCGGTGTAGATAGAGCTAAAATGAAACTATATGATATTGAACAATCTGGACAAAGTGGAATTGTTGATGCCGGACAACCAGTAAAACCACAAACTCCATTAACTAATAAATTTGAAGGTTTTAAAATTTGAATATGACAGCTACCGTTATCATACCAACTACTGGTATAACTCAAGTTAGAAGTGCTATAGAATCTGTATTTGATCAAACATACCCTACAACTTGTTATGTGGTATGCGATGGTAATGAATATAAAGGTAGGGTTAAGTCTCTACTTGATGATTATTTGGGCAATAATAATTTAAAATTCTGTTACTTGCCAATCAATGTTGGTGCAAATGGATTCTATGGTCACCGTGTCTATGCAGCATTTACGCACTTAGTAAATACCGATTATGTAATGTATCTAGATCAAGATAATTGGTTAGAACCTAATCATGTACAATCATGTGTTGACACAATCAATGATAAAAAACTACAATGGTGTCACTCCTTGAGAAACATTTATGACAAGCAATCTAATTTTGTTTGTCAAGACAATTGTGAATCTCTTGGTAAATGGATGGCATGGACTAATACATATCATATAGATACTAATACATATTTCTTAAAAAGAGAAATTGCAATCAGAATAGCAAGTGCATGGCATGGTGGATGGGGGCAAGACAGAGTATTTTTACAAGTAATTAATCAGTATTTTCCACAATCATATAGTTGTACAGGTGAGTATACAGTTAATTATAGAGTTGATGGTGGTGAAGGATCAGTTAATAAAGAGTTCTTCATCAAAGGTAATGAATATATGAATAACAAATATAATGGAGAATTTCCATGGAAGAAAAAGATTTAGTAATTGGTTTTATTACTGATTATACAGATTATAACAAAATAAAACCATATGTAAATTCACTTAATCGTTGTGGATTTACTGGTGATAAGATCATGGTAGTTTACAATATTGGTTACGATATTGTTAGTCAACTACAACAAGAGGGCTTTACAGTTATTGGATTCGAACGAGATGATGTAAATAACACATTTGTTTATAAACAAAAATTCAATGTCGTTGTAAGTAGATTCTTTCATCTTTGGTTTCTACTCAAAGAAATGGAAAAAAAATATCGTTACGTCATTTCAGTTGATGTGGCTGATGTTATATTTCAGAAAAACCCTTCAGCCTGGCTTGCAGAAAACATGAATGGTAAAAAACTTTGTGTTGGTGCTGAGAATCTGAAATATAAAGATGAGTCTTGGGGTATCCACAATATGTACCAATCTTTTGGTGATATTGCTGCCATCTATATGCAAGATAAACCAATCTATAATGCTGGTACAGTTGCCGGAGAGTTTGACACCTTCTTAGACTTCTGTTATAATATATTCTTATTGTGTCAAGGTGCACCTATGGATGTTCCTGGCGGTGGAGGTCCTGACCAAGCTGCATTGAATATATTGTTATCATTAGAACCATATAAATCAATTACCAAATTTAATACACATGAAGATGATTGGGCTTGTCAATGTGGTACTACTGTTGATCCAAACAAGATTAATAGTTTCAGACCAAACTTCTTAGTCAAATCCGAACCTGTTTGGCGTGATAACGATAGTGTGTATAATAATAAAGATGATAAGTATGTTTTGGTTCATCAATATAATCGTGTTCCGGAATGGAATGAAAAATTAAGGAAGAAATATGAGTGATGTGATTACATATAATACTGAAACAAATCAATACACTAAACAGGAAGCGCACGTTGATCCATGGGAACATCTAGATGTTGATGGTTGGGTACAGAAACAAGTTGAGTGGGGTGAAGCAAACCCTTCAGGTCGTGGATTGATTCCTTATCTACAGAAGTTGGGTACTGATCTTGTTGGTGCAGAGATTGGTGTTTGTCTTGGTGTTACCGCAGAATTAATTCTAAAAGATAAAGACACAAACATTAAAACATACTATGCTGTGGATAATTATCCAACATATATTGATTGGAATGATTTACCAATTACAACAGAACGCCAAGAACGAATCAAAGCAAATGCCCATAAACGTTTATCAAAATTTCCACTTAGTTTTGTTGTTGAATTTGTTTATGAAGATAGTGAAACATTTGCTGCATCTATTGTTGACGAATCATTGGATTTTATCTTCATTGATGCTGATCACACATACGAAGGTGCATTGCGTGATTTCAAACAATTCTGGCCCAAAGTTAAGAAAGGTGGAATCTTTGCGGGACACGATCTGAATATTCCAACAGTCAATAAAGCGATTCGTGAATTCTTTGGTGAAAAGATTACTAATGTAATTCCATTGGTTGATAATGCATGGTTGTATTATAAGGATTGATATGAAGAAATATAAAAAGATTATTGTTTGGGGTGCAAAGCAAGATACTGGTCACACTCACGCTTTCATTCATGGTGCTATTGTTCGTGCTGCAAAAGCAATGGGCATTGAAACTTATTGGTTAGACAATCGTGATAATGTGACTGAAGAATTTTTTAATGATGCTATCATCATTACAGAACAATGGTTAGCATTTTATAATGGTTATAGTAATAATTTACCATTAAATAAAACTTCTTGTTATCTTGTGCATTATCTCGGAAATAAAGGTAATGTTGAGGGAAATCCTGGTGCAGAAATGTATCTAGGTAAAGTTGGTAAGTTGATTGATTTTAGATTTACTGCCGAACATGGTTGGGGTGTGAATGGTGAAATTGATAAGAATTATGCTTACATTTTCGACAAGAAAAATTACGAAGCATTTAATGATGTTTCTTATTATGAGGCAAATAGTTTTGATTATGATCGTTTCTATTCTATTTGGGCAACCGATTTATTGCCAGAAGAAATGAATTTTGAAGATCGTTTTATTCCACAACAACGTAGAGCTTTCTTCTGTGGTACTATACGTCAAGATAATGCACCTGTATTTGAGAATTTTGTTAAGAAATGTGAACAACATCAAATTCCATTTCTATACAGTACACCGTTCCAAAATCCGTTGTCTACAAAGGATGTCAGAAAGGCAGTTGTAGAATCATTGTTGCCATTAGATTGCAGACCGGCAAATCATTTGGCAAATGGATACATTGCTTGTCGTACAATTAAAAATATTAGTTATGGTGCATTGGGTATGACTAACTCAAAATCAATTTATGATTTCTTTGAAGGTGAGATTGCATACGCTGCGGATTCTGGTGATCTATTTGATGTTGCAATGGAAATGCAGAATGACCCAAAGACCAAAGATTTGATTTTGAATCAGATGAAACGAATTAAAGAACAACATACATACATTAACAGAGTGAACGATATTATTAAGGCGGCGGAGATTTAATATGAAAATTTTAATTACAGGTCACATGGGTTTTGTTGGAAAGTATTTCGTAAGAAAATATGCCACTAACCATGACATTACAGGTATTGATATTAAAGAGGGTAATGATTGTCGTGATTTCTTTAAGAATGATGACAACCACTACGACATGATTATTCATTTGGCTGCTATCGTTGGTGGTCGTGAAACAATTGAAAATAATCCATTGGCAGTAGCAACAGACTTGGCAATTGATTCCGATATGATGCAATGGGCATTAAGAACAAAACCAAAACGAGTTATTTATTTTTCATCTTCTGCTGCATATCCAATTTTATTGCAGGATCGATATATTGGTCATAAATTGAAAGAAAGTGATATAATGTTGGATCGGATTAGTAATCCTGATTTAACTTATGGTTGGGCTAAGTTGACAGGTGAGTATTGCTTACAATTCCTACAAGAAAAAGGAATTCGTGTTCATGTATTCAGACCATTTAGTGGTTATGGTACAGACCAAGACTTGTCATATCCATTCCCATCATTCATCAAACGAGCAAATGATTTAATGAACCCATTTGATATTTGGGGCGATGGACATCAAGTGCGTGACTTCATTCACATGCAAGATATTGTTGATGCGGTTGATGAGGCGATCAAGCAGGATATTGAAGGACCTGTAAATCTTGGTTCTGGTATTGCAACTTCATTCAATCAATTGAAAGAAATTATTTGTGGTATTCGAGGATATAATCCAGAAGTGAATCATATCGGCACAGCACCTGTTGGTGTTATGTATCGTGTCGCATATCCAAATAAAATGTTATCTTTTTATAAACCAAAAATTAATTTGTATGATGGAATTTCTCGTGCATTGAGTGGTGAAATTTAATGGAATTCATTTATAATACAATTGATGCTTCGGTAGTACAAAAGAATCATGGCAAGGTAATCGATATTGGTTCAGGTCCTTATCCAAAACCTGATGCAGACGTTCGTATGGACATTCATCAATGGGGTAATGTGAATTGTTTACATAATCTTATGAATACTCCTTATCCATTTGGAGATAATACCTTTGAGAAAGCATACATGGGTGATGTTGTTGAACATATTTCCATTTTTGAAGTTGATAAAGTATTGTCTGAAGTATGTCGTATTCTAAAACCCGGTGCAACATTAGAAGTTACCGTTCCTGATATGGATTGGATTATCGAAAGACTTTACAAAAAAGATTGGAATCATCATGCAAATGTTGATTGGTTGAATCCTACAATGGATCCGTGGAAAAATGCGATGGCTTATTTGTTTGGTGGATTTCACAATAAGAACGAATATAAACAAGAAGGTATGGGGCATCTTAATGCATTCAATCAAAAAAGTCTAAAAGAATTGCTAGAAAATAATGGATTTACTGATTGTGAACGCCATCCAGATATGAGGAATCCAGAACCCGCCCGTATGGCAGTTCTCAAAATGATATGCAAGAAAGCATGAAAGTATTGTTTGTAGTGCATCGTTATGCACCTTATCCTGGCGGTTCTGAATATAATGTACAAAGAACAGCCGAAGAGATGGTTTCTCGCGGAATCAAAGTAACTGTTGTTGCTGGTGAACACAAAGGAGATTTAAATGGAGTTTCTGTTACTTCTACTGTTAGTCCTAATGACTTTGACCTTGTTGTAATTCATGGTGGTGATGTTTCTGTTCAAAATCTATTCTTGCAGAATATTAAGAATTTTAAAACACCTGTGTTGTATTGGTTAATTAAACCATCAGAAAGTCCAATTTGTTTGCAAGGGTTAAAAGATGCAACATATATTGGTTGTTCTACGATTGAAGATTGGGAACATGTTGAGAAATGGGGTGTCAAAGACAAGTCATTCAAAATTGCATACGGAATCAAAGAAGAAGATGCTGGCACAGTTGGTATTTTCAAAAAGAAATATGGAATTCCTTATGATGTAAAAATGTTTTTGTCGTGTGGTGGATATTGGCCCAACAAAAGAATGAGAGAATTGGCAAAAGCATTTAAAGATGCCAATTTAGAAAATTCTGTTCTTGTGACTACTGGATATGATAATAGACATGATTTAATGCCAGAAGCCTCACATAATGTTATTCCTTTGATGATTGAAGATCCCGCAGAAATTAGACACGCAATGGCTGATGCATACTGTTACATTATGAATTCTGATGCAGAGGGTTTTGGGCTTGTTTTATTGGAATCCATGTTAAATTGTACTCCTTGGATTTCTCGTAATATTGCTGGTGCAAAATTGTTGTGTGATTATGGGCGTACATATAATACGGAAGAAGATTTAACTCACATTTTAAAAATATGGGAAACAGATCCAGCTCCTTTTCATAGAAATAACAGAATACGATATGCACACAGCTTTGTTACTAGAGAACATTTAATTAAAAATACGGTTGACGATATACTAAATATATGCAAAATTAAAATTACATAAATAACTCTATACGAAATGATTTTACGTAACCATAGTGTGTTACAATCAAAAACAGGAATCATACATGAAGTCTTTTTTTCAATTAGTAAATGATCAAGAGCAATTAAAAAAGCGAATCGTGATAGCATTTGAAGATATGAATCCTCCTAATGCTTACCATGCAAAATTAATAGAAAAAGTAAAAACTATTGCAGAAAAACAAGATGCAGATCATTCTATATTTGTTTCTGGTGTTAGAGATTGTAAATTAAATCCATTATCCATACAAGAAAAAATAAAATATTTAAAATCTTATTCGCCAAATACAAATTTTCAAGTAACAACAAAAGAAAATAAAACTTTATTTGATTGTAGTGTAAAATTGTATAAAGAAGGTTACAATGAGATAACTATTGTTATTTCTGAGAATAAACAAAAAGAATTTCAAACAATTTTAGAAAAACATAACAATTTACAATTTGAACATGGTTATTATAACTTTGATAAGATTAAAGTTATTTCATATGAAAATTTTGTATTTGGAAATAAACAAGTTATTTCTGAATCAAAAATGATAGAATATGCAAAAACCAATAATTTCAATTCATTAAAAGAAATGGTACCATCACATATTCCTGACTATCAAGTTAGACAGCTAATTAATGATATTCGTAAAGGTATTGGATTAAATGAAAAACACAATAGAGGACAATTCAGAGCAATTTTTGTAACTGGTGGTCCAGGTTCTGGTAAAGATATTGTTATTCGTGAAGCCATTGCAGAATCAAGAATAGTTGAATTAAACTTAATACAAGCTAAAAATTATTTAACAGATAAACAAAAGTTATCAGAAAATTCTAATGATGTTAAATTACAAGCAATTAGATCAAGGTCACCATTAATTATAAATGGACCTGCTGATGATCTTGAAAGTATATCTTATATTAAAGAAGAATTAGAAGAGCTTGGTTATAAAACAATGATGGTTTTTGTAAATACATCAAATGATGTAAGTAAAGAAAGAAATAAATCATTGACAAAAATGATGAATGAATCTGTAAGAATACAAAAATGGACAAATTCTCAACAAAATTATAAAGAGTATAATCAAATATTTGATAATTTTATATTGTTTGATAATTCTGGGGATAATTTAATTAAAGAAGAAACTATTACTAAAATATATGAAACAACAAATTTATTTTTAGATTCTAATTTAATAAATGAATCAGCAACAGATTGGTTAAATAGAAATTCAATTAATAAAAATATATCTAATATATTTAAGGAAAATAAAAATGTTAAAACAAATAATGAATCGGATTATAAACAAAATAATGGGCAGAGAGGCTGTGGCAAACACCGTTTGCTCAACGACAACAATTGTCCAAGCTGCCAAATGCTCAGAATTGCAGGAAAACAAGATGATGTCAGATATGGTGACACAAAAGCAAACTCAGGTGGGTATACCTTCCGTACCTACGAAGAGACAGGGCCGACCCTCAAAGTCAATCCGCCAGCAAAAGTCCCAAAATTCCGAACGGACAAAAACACCGAAGATTTAAAAAAGCGTGGTAATAATTCGAATATCAGTGGACGAATTGGAACTCCAGATGGACTCTCACCAACATTTAACGATAGAGGATATGGTGGCGCCGCATTAGGAGATCAAACATACAGTGAAAGTATAGAATTCAGTAATGCTAGTCCAGCTAGTACAACAATGCCTTCTGGCGGGAGTGTTAATCCATTAAGCGGCTCTTTTTCTGAGAAAAAAGTTTTTAGTAAATTTAGAAAGATTAAAAAAGAAGCTATGGATTCTCCTGGCGAAGTTGCTTCAGGTCTTAGTGGAACACTTAGCGGAGCCGGTAATACAGAGAAAATTGTCACATATGGTGATGAAAGAAGAATTGCACCAAATAAGAAAAAAATAAATACAAGATAAACAGGAGAATTAATAATGTACACAAAAAACAAATTATGTATGGATCCCATCTCTGATGCTGTTAAGAAAGTAATTGATGGGGATTATATAAGAAAAGAAGTTGAATTAGATGAATCTGATGATTTTGAATATCGAGTGCATTATGCAGGACAGCATAAAAATGCAGGAATGGAAGTAGATTCACGAAAAGTATATAAAAACTTAAAGTCTGCGAATAGAGTAGTGGACAAGTTGGATGCGGAATATGGTGGTGTTGCTCATGGAGTTAAAAAAGTTCCTAAAGCAATGAAAACAGAACAAAAAAATATAATAATTCCTCCACATCCATTGGTTAAAGATCACCTAGAAAAGCATGGTTACACAGTAACTGATTTCGTAGCAGGTAAAGCTACAGATCAACATGGTAGAGAAGTTAATATTGGTAAAGTCTTAACTAAGACAAAAGCATCACCAGAGGTAATGCATGCTTTTGTTAACGACGAAACCAGAAGCTATGTTCGACCTAGAGAACGTTCTAATGCGTCATTAGATAACATTGGTAAAGTACATGAAGAACTAAATCGAGAACAAATCATTTATGAAGAAGAAGTTACAACTGATACGTTAACTGGTCGTGAAACAGGTGGTAAAGCAAATTCATTCAAATCATTCAAACTTAAATTAAGAAGCGGTGATGAAATGAAAGCTCCTGAAGTAGAAAAATGTGATGATACAAAAGAAAAACAAAAAACCACTACTAATCCAGGATCGGTAGATATTAAGCAAGATGATAAATTAACTGGTCCTACTCCCTATACACATTTCGCAAATGAAAAGAGTATAACCAGTGGCATTAAAGCTGAAGAAGTTGATTTGGAAGAAGCAATGGACACTCGTGCTGATGTTCCTGCTTATTTGCGTAAAGGACGTGGAGATAAACCGTTAACACCTGCTGAAATTAGTGCAAAGAAACCTGATACCAGATCAGCACCAGGTAATGTTAAAATGTCTCCATTGGACCGAGTTAAGAGATTGGCAGATTCAACAATGGAAAGAATGAAAAAAGAAAATTTGATATCATCAGAATCTGTTGAGCGTATTAATGAAGAATCACCTCTAAATCAATATATAAGTGCAATGGGTCTAGATCCAGATAAAGTTCCTTTAGCTAAAAAAATTGGTATATCACGTTCATCTGCTTATTTAACATGGCTTAAAAGAATTCAATTATGAAAAATTTAAAAAAAATAAAAAGAATTTTAAAAAACAGTTCTGATAAATTTAACGAAAGTCAAATTACAGAAGATTCTAAATTTAAACAATTTCTTAAAGCCAAAGGTCTTGGAACACCAGAGACACTTTCTAAAATAGAAATAGTAAAACATTCAAATTCAAATGATTTTAAAA